ACATTATACCATATGCATCAAGCAAATCCTTTATATTTTTCATATCGTCCGAAGACAACCTTACAAAAGTTCTACGCAACTCCCCCATCTTGTTGATTATTTTATCTTTCTTTGCGCCGTTTGTATGGCTTAACTGTCTTTCGTATTCATTATACTTATCCAGAGCCCTCTGCTTTTCCTTGCGCCGATTTTGAATCGTTTCGCGTTTTGCATCCCTTCTTCCTTTACCATCAAATACAAATAGTGCATGGATATCATAATAACGAAACAAAGAGCACAACATATACATATTCTCTATTAGCGCATTGGCGGCACTAAACCTATACATATATATACTAGCATCTACTACTATGCGTTTATTACGTAGCTCCTGTAAATTGAATTTCTTCGTGACATCTTGAGCACGAGCACCTAGAAACGTGTTAAGTAACCTGATTCCCATATTATTGTAAAGTGTATTTGCTAGTAATTTAATTAACACCTATTATATCAATTTTTTAAACCACCTCTATTACGGTCATTCTCAGTGATTTTGGGACAACCTTACGATTGTATTTCTTTCCCCGCTTTACAATCTGATGCATCTGATCTAGATCCTTAAGAAGCTGCGGCGTATCATAATACTGTTTTATAAAATCATAAAAATGATTCAGGTTACCATTCGTCTTCTTAAAATTTAATATATTGGAATTATGCTTGATACACCAGGTTATGAATTGATCTGTATGCATCAGTAATACCATTTTAAGTATATAATATGCAAAAATATTGCTCTTTTCTTTATAAAGAAATTTACGCGCCTTTATACTTATATCATCCATCTCAAACAGTGTTTTATAGTAAATACCCATAAATTGCAATATCTTTACACACTGAAAAAGTGAAAATATTTGTTCAAAATAAATACAATATTCGGCATACAACAAAAAGTTTTCTTTATTATTATAATTATCTCGTAAATAAAAAGCTGTAAATAAACAATTTAATATTGTCGCCCAAAATTCTGTATATGTTTCGCTAACATCCATTGTACTTGAAATGGGAAACAGAGTCTTCAGTTTTCCTCGTAATTCGGAACTTACCATATTAGACCAATCAAGACCAAACGCATGAAATGTTTCATGTATAAAAACCTTAAATAACTCTTCTTCACGATATATGCAAATTTCCCCATTTGTAGGACATGCAGTAGTAACACCACCGTTTACATGCGATGGTCCCAATACGGTAAACTGCGCTTGAGGCAATTCTTTCTTATGTGGACAGAGATAACAATGCACTGTTAATGTCTTAGAACATTTAGTATTAGTATATGGAATAATAAAATATAACCATACAAACATTCGTTTCGCGATGAGATCTATTTTCCCAAGTTCGTTAAATTGTCTATCACTCGTTAAATATAACCGGATTGTCATCTCTCGTCCCAAAATATTACCTTTATATGAAATAATACCTTTGGTATTTCTTTTAATAAAGCGGCGTATGCCCTCAGGTACATAAACGCCCTTTATTAACTCACTGTGTCTAATATCCCCCAAATGTGGCGTCTCCTTCATTTCGCGCTTAATCCGAGGCGTTCGCCACATCGCATCTATCTTGGCGTTCGACTCTTTTATTTTCTTGTAAAAATTTAAAATTATACTATCAAACACATGTTGTTGGTGAGCTGATCGTTTCCTTGCAAATTTATGAAAATCCTTCATTAAAAATGTCATTAATGTTTCAGAATCATTAGAAAAATCCATAAGTGTTATATAATATACATATTTTCTTTAGCTTTATAATAATTATTGAATTATTATAAATTAAGAGGATTTTCGCAATAAACCTCGGATTTTCATTGTATCGTAAAAGACTATTGGCGGTTGCCCTCTAACAAAATGCTGTAACTTGGCATTCTTTGTTGCAAGTAAAACTTGTTTAGCTAAAGGATCGCTTTTGTATTTTTCTAATTGAGCACGATACATCGCACGTTCATTCTCTTTTGAAGTAAAAAAGGCAGGGTCTATCTTTACCGTTTTAGGACGCACCAATTTTCCTTTGAATTTGCCGGATTTTCCACCAGCCGCTTTTGCCAATGTAGGACTCTTTGCAATCTCGGAATCGGAATCAAGGGCAAATTTGGCATAAAATTCAGGATTGTTCTTTTTAAACTTAGATCCCTGATAATAATTTTCAACCGATAACCAATTCATACCATCAATAACAATAGGCGCCTTTGTCTCATAAAAATTAGATAAAACAGTGCGCCAATTTGGTATGGCAGCCAATACAGCATACTCTAGAGCTTTTTTTTTGGTTATTTTCTCTCCCGCACCTTTCCCCGGTTTTGGTTTATTTGATGATTTGGAGTAGAACTGGAAAACCACCTCGGGATCAAATGTGACATTTTTCATATCATCATATCCTTCATCGTATTTTTCTTCCTTTGGCATTTCTATATCTTCTGCACCACTATCAGTCGCCGGAAGTGCCGCAGCAGGAGATCCACTTGATTTCATAGCTGCAAACTCCGGTATCATATTATACATACCTTCGCCCTTTGATTCTACACATTTATTGAATATCATTTGTTTTATACTAGGAGGCAATGTTTGGAAATTAAAAATACGCTGTTCGTTATATTTTACCAATAAATAATGATCCCCGCGATATGATGCTATAATATAGTGTTTAGGTTTAAATGAACCCTTGGTTTTAATATCGTCATCCACCATATCTCCACATTGCAAAACATTACCAATATCCCCTCGCTTGTAATTCTCTGAAGATAAAATTACTAATTTAATATTCAATGCCTTTTCTAATATATTAATCGCCCAACCTTCCGCCCAAAAAGCACAGGTTTTAATTTTAGCTTTTAATTTGGCTACACTATCAACCCCTTTCAACCATTTGAATTCATGAATTAATTCTCTGGCATGTTTTTTCTCCACTGTTAATTTTTTAAATTCTGCACGTAGCTTATTTCCCTCATTTGCCAAAGCCAATTTATCTTCGCGCGAAGGAGCAGTTTCAAATTGTACTTTTAACAATTGCATCTTGTCCCTAATTTCCACCTGCCTGGCTGTAAGATTTCGCAATTCAGTAGAATACATCACATAATGTTCGCGAAAATTGGTCAAAGCGGTCTCATCAGCAGCATCACTGACTATTTTCCGTAACTGGGCTACTGACAAATCCCGCGGTATATCTTTAAAGGCATCTCTTATTATAGCAAATAAACAATCGCCCCCACCCTCGTTATCTAATAACGAATAACTACCATTTTTCATAAACTTCTTAATCCATGAATCGCCGGCTTTTACTTTGTAAATTTCTCGTTCTTTCATCTCCTGATTCATAAGTGCAACCTGCGAATCGCCCTTCGATTCTTCGTCTCCTAGTATTTCCTCCAATACGGTTGGTTTATTTGGCGAAGTCCATTCATCACTACCAACTTCTTCATCCTCTAACTCTCCCAAATCACCCGTTAAGTCTGTGACGGTCGCCGCAGGTGGTTGTGGCGTACCGGTATTTAAATTTATAAGTTTATCTCCCATTTTAGACTTCAAAAACTTTTCATTAAAAAAACTATAATATAATGGCAAAGGGTTGAGAAATTGATCGATATCTAAATCACCATCTTCATCTATAAGCTGGGTATAATTGCTAGCTAAAAACTCATATACTCCAATTTGATCAACTACTTCGCCATCTTTTATAAGATATACCGGCACATATAGTATATTTTTTGCAGAATAGGTATATTTTACATTGCCTAAAGCTATAACTGCCGCTGTATTAGGGAACAATTCTAATTGAAACTGGACTGCGTCTAATCCTATATCACTCTTATCAATTGTCATAACATCAGTATATTCGATCTCAGGGTCCAATACAGATTTTACCATATATCTTATTCAAATATTAAATATTTACTTAAATATTTATCCGCTTTAATCTCTTCAATATAAGACCATAATCTTTTTCTCCTATAGACTATTTCTACATTTTCGGGCGCCTTTTCAAATAAAACGATATCTTCCACTAGATCTTGTTTTTTCTTCTTTCTTTTACTTATCTCATAATATTCTGCTATTTTTTCCAATTCTTTTTTAGTATAATTTGTATTATATTCTAATTCTTGAGCAATGTAATCATCCATGGTCACAGCCGAGTACATCTCCATGTAATCCACCTGCTGAACAAGATCATCATATGTTATATTTTCCTTTGATTCATTATTTACTTCCCGTAGAGAAAAAGTTAGATTGCCACTTGCATCCGTCATTTAATTTAATATAATTAATTTTTTTTATACCTTTATGATTATTGATTATTCGTCACTCAAATCCATAAATTTAAAGACGATCTTACTTGTTAGACTAGGGTGATCATTATGTTTCATGTCTGCAACAGCCTCTATAAATTCTTGCACAGAATCCCAAATATCGTGGGCGGACAACATTTCTGCGCCCTCTGAAATAAGAATGCATAGATTTTCACCTATTTCATCAACTTCATTTCTTTGACCCTCTGTTTCAATAGCTTCAGTAAATTTATCTTTTAGAGTCGTAATAATGTTCAATACCTTCTCCTCCTTCAGAACCCCATTCCGCATTAAATGAACAAAGAAGGTACTAACGGCGCGGCGCTTTTGATTTTCTTTATTAATTTCGCAAAACTTATCATAATCTTCCTCGGCGGGTACAAATCTAATAACATCGAACAAGGAAAGGAACGTTTCAAAATTCTTTTTATAAATAGAGTTCATTACAGGGAAAATCCCCATTAAATCTTTATAAAGCTCAGCATACAACTTTGCCCAAAATTTATTAAGACATCCAATTTCAAATATTGATTCACCTACCTTCAGAAGCTCTTCCTCCTTTGGAGAAGAATCTAGAATCTTTTGCAATAGGGCAATAATCTCATCACGCAATTCATTATAATTTTGAGCAGTGATCCGATTTAGTTTCAAACGCAGGTCGTCAATCTCCTTTTCAATACCTTCCTCATTCTTTTGCAGTGTTTGAGCTTTAAAATTACGCATTTCCTGCCAATCCGCTGCAGTAATAGTTTGCCGCTGCGGTCGCCGTCGCCCCCTATTATGGTCATGATGACGTTTTTGAAAGGTTGGCGTCCGTTGGTATTCCGGGGCACCCACACGGAGTGCCAATTTATTTATCATTTCTACAGCCTCAGGGTTTATATGCGCGTCGGGATCAATAGAGCATCCGATGCGATGAAAAGCGTGCAGATCATATTGTCTATCGGCTAAGCAAGTCATGGTGTGTTATAATCTAATAACGTATTTTTATATTTATATCAATTTTATAAAACTACAGACAAAAAATTGATTCAAATAATATTATTATATTTACTTAAAAGCAGAAGCACAGGATAGTATATCATGTCAAACGAACAAACGAACCCCCCAAAAGACTCTAATGATTCTGGAACAGGATCGACCACTCTAGAAGAGTGGGACCACTGCGAGGATATGCACCAGGAAGTTTTGCGAGGTATTTATGCCTATGGATTTGAGAAACCCAGCCCTATCCAGAAGAAGGGAATTATTCCTATGCTAAGGAAGAATAAAAATGGAAAGCGGCGCGACATCATCGCCCAAGCTCAATCTGGAACTGGAAAGACAGGTTGTTTTGCTGTAGGTGTCTTGAATATTATTGATCCGACTTTGTCGCACACACAAGCTCTAATTCTGGCGCCAACACATGAGCTCGCCAATCAAATTCTGTCTGTTGTCAAATCCATAGGTTCATTTCGCAAAGGTCTAGTTACACAGCTACTGGTCGGCGGAACGTCAGTAGACGCAGATCGCCAAAAGCTAGATTCCAATCCTCCTCATATTGTCGTGGGAACGCCTGGGCGCGTCCACGATATGATCCGTAGAAAATATCTTAAAACAGAGAAAATGAGCATTATTGTGCTGGATGAAGCAGATGAAATGCTCTCACAAGGATTGAAAGATCAAATTTACAAAATTTTCCAATACATGCCGTCGG